TAATCCTCGTTTTTGATCAATGTACTATATGTGTTGATTCCAGTTTTTTTAGTTACGCTATCTACACAAACAAGCGGCCCGTAAGGCAGATCAACGATCCAAACTTGCGGTGCAATGCCAGTCAATGAGATATTTGCTTTCAATAGTTTATTTACAAGAGCAATGCCACTTATCTTTTCCAAATGTACCCTAGATGCACTTATCAAATCTTTTATCAATCCATCCTCAAAATCATAGTCAATTTTCATCCAACTTTTTGCATCCGGTAGGGATACTGGCTCTACAACTCCGTCAGCTATTGTAGTTATCCCGTTTATATATATCGCCATTTTTACTATTATTTAAAATACATTTCTCTGACCCATTTTTCAAACTCATCGAGTGCTTTGCTCGGATCATGATCTCTGGATCGACTTTTCGCTTTTCTTGAGGCTTCCTCGTAGGCTTTTTTGTCATCCAACTTATTAATTGCGTTAATCCAGCTTTTAATGTCATTCCGATCTTTTATGTAAATTCCAGCACTACCGCAATTCTCCTTTAAGCCTTCAGCCATACTACAAATAACGGGTATCCCACTGCACATTGCCTCGGTTGCCGTTCTTCCCCAGCTCTCGTACTCACTAGGCATCAGCAAAATCCTTGTTTGCCTATAATACTGCAATATTTCGCTCGTATTTGGCACATATTTGATGTTTTGAAGGTTTCCCTTAACTTGCTCATCATAGCTGCCTAAAACGCCTAAAAACCGCTTATTTGGCATTGCCTCGGCTATCTTTTCAAATATCTTTCCGCCTTTGTTCTCGTTGGTGTTAATAAGAGTGATATATTCGTTCTTCCACGGGTCAATGCCTAAGTCATAAATGCGATAGTCAACGGGAGGCGTTAGTATAAAGTTAGGCCATTCGTAATTCAATTTTTGTTTTAGCCAAAAAGAATTATACACAATGTGTTGATTGGCGTTTGCGTTTACAATTTCTGGGTATAAATGGCTATTATGAATAAGATGAAAGACTGGTTTTTTATATAATTGAGCCGCCCCAATTGTCCATCTTGTATAATCTAAATGTGTAAAAACTACATGACTCCATCGCATCAGTGAGTCAATTACATTCTCTTGTGGAGGAAAAACATCAATGCCATCAAAGACATAATTATTTTTAATCTTATAATGATTGGCTTGATGCAATAAGACCTTAATTTGATGCCCTTTTGCTTGTAAATCCTTCAGTATCCAGTGTAACATATATTCAGCACCGCAGTTGTGACGGGGTGGATATAAGTGAATGGAGGCTAGTATATTCATATAAGTTTATTTGCTGATCCGTCAAATATATTGGTATAATCCGCAACATGATCCCATAGTGTAGAGTAATGTGGTTTTTGCCAAGCCATCATTGGCGAAATTATAAAACTTTTATGTCTAGATTGTATATTTTTCAATAACCAATCATCAAACATAATTGATATATCATCGTATGATTCGCATAATTTTTTCGGATTGTTATATAAAACGGCATGAGTAGTCCAACAACCATTTACGTTAAATAGATTGTCACTATATCTAGAATACTCGCCAATTATATTTGCTCCTAAATAACAAAGCTCCCAATCACTTGGAAGTTGGCTAAGTGCGCTTTCAAAATGCGCATATTCTTTTATAAGCACATCATCTTCAAACATAGGCAAAATGCCTTCGTGTTCGCTCATGATTTGCTTCATGCTCTTATTAAAACTATGCTTAGGATTTACATCTTTAATAGCATAGTATGGCACTGGTTCGTATCCTAATTTGGAAACTTCTCGCATTGCGCTACCAAGTCTTCCAAGTTCATTCTCTGTTGTAAGTATATAAGCATTCATAAGTAAAAAAAAGGAGGCTTACGGGCCTCCCTTTTGTTTTTATGTATGGGCAAATTAGATAGCACCGTACAAGCAAGCAGTAGGCTGGAAACTCATCAAGTCGCAACGAGCTTCGCAACGGAAAGTGATCAAGTTCTTCACGAAGTCATCTTGGTCAAATTCTGTGCTTCTTACTGCAAGACCGCTTTGTTGAGCGATAGCAAACTTAGTTGTATCGAGAACATAAGCCTTAGATGCAGTTACCAAAGAATGAGGAATAACTGGGATACCCATGATTCTCACGTTACCTTGAGGATCGATAGTGATACCACCGGGTACAGAGTAAGAACCGTTAGTAGGCAAAGTTTTCATTACGTTAGCCCAACCTTGGTGTGTAGTCAAGATCAAGTTTGCATTCCAGTTCAAAGCTCCCAATTGAGCAACATAATCTACGAACTTCTCGGCAGTGTTTGCACCACTAGAAGAACCAGCAGTTGCAGATGCAGCGAGATCGTTCAAGTAATATGTATCTTCTGCTCTTTGGAAATCTTCGATCAAAGATTGTTGCAAGTAAGCATTCAAGAAAGGAAGATCATCAACCATTTGGCGAGATACCTTTACATAACCAGCGATGAATTGCAACACCTTGTTTACAACGGTTACATCGTAATCAATTTGCGCTTTTCCAGAACCTTCAGTTTGCTTACCGAAAGAACCTTCACCAACTGGGATGTTTCCTTTAGGGAAAGATACTGAACCGGTAGAAACTGGGATGATGTTGAATACGCTTCTCAAGTGTGGGTTAACGAAAGAACGCAACGCTGGAGAATTGATGTAAGAAGTGTAAGGAGAACCAGTCAAGTTGACTGCTTCAGTCATAACACCTACGGCTTTAAGATCAAGTTCAAAATTGAAACCTTTACCGTTTGTTCTTGCAGCTTCTTTGATTGAATCGTAACCTTTTACGATAGCTTCGCCGATTGCAGACTTAATTTCAGAGATATGCTCGTTGTAAGATTGTGCAACTTTCTTCTCTTCTTTTGCAGACAATTTACCAAAAGCAGCTTTAGCAGAAAGAATTTCTTCTCTTGCTTCCATCAAATTTTTGTTGTTCTTAGCAACTTGCTCGTTGATCTCCTCAACTTTGCTTTCGAACATCTTAGCAGCCTTCTCAGTTGCAGCAGCAACTTCGGCTTTTTGTTCAGCGAGTTTAGCTTCCAAAGCTGACTCAAATGATTTTAGATCGCTCATTTTTCTTTTTTTAGAATTTGTTAATAATATTTATCAATGAATCAACCGAGATAGAATCTTCTTTTTGCTGCAAAGGTGTCTCATCGACTGCCTCTGTGCTACTCATTCTCTCTACCATTTCGGCCAATTGTTTTACTTTTAACATACAAAGATCAATGGTCTCATCGGTTACATCGCTATTGCGTATGAACTTCTCAAAAGACTTAATTTGATCTTGCAATTGCTCTATTGTGTACATATTTTTCATACCAATCAATGGAGTTGCTTCGTTAGCACCCCAAGCGGTTAGGCTTGATCCTTCAAATAGCATCACCTCATGTATTTGGTTGCCATTCTCGGCTTTTTGCTCACGAAGTGTTTTGAATCCGATTGAATGCTCGGCAATAAGCCCACTCTCAATCATTTTTATGTAATCCTTTCCAAGTGTATGCGTGCCAACTTTACTTTCATAGTAAAGTCCGTATTCATCCTCTTTCAATACTTGAATCTTACCAAGTGGTTTACTTGGATCGTGATTTAATAGATGCTTAATTCTGCCTTTTCCTTCCGGCCCCCAATCTTGGATTGAGCGCTTGAATGCACCGGGCATCATTATATCGCCATCACTATCAACATTGCCAAAAGCGGAAAAATAACCGCTTACAATGCCTTGCTTAGTGTCCACATCTTTAACCTCAAGGTTAAACGATTTGTAATTATATATCATGCTCTTTTGATTGTCTATTTGTGCTAATTTACGAATTGCCCAATTAATGCCAGCATCACCGCCCCAAGCATCCCACATCAAACCGCCGCAGCCTTCTTCATAAGGGACATCTTTGTGTTGTTGATGTCTTTTAAATGATGCCATGCGAGCGATCGTATCTCTCGAAATGGCAGATTTTGATGACAATTGCCTAGCTCTTGCCCAGCCCACGGGTGTACCACAAGTACTACCATTCTCCTCTTTCCATTTTAATGCCCTTTTTGCGTTATTACTTGCGGCCTCTGGGTAGTCATTATATGTCTCCTCTTTAAGCTCAAGTGATTTCTCATCTTCTTGGGCTAAATAAGCCGCATAGGCACGCTCTGCACTATCTCGGCTAGTGTACATACATTCACCGTCTCCGATCCTATATTTGCCGTTTGAACAAGCGTAAATGGGCATATTAAAATATTCTTGCTTCGTTAAGTTTTGGTTTTAGTATCAAGTTGCCATTGCGATCCCTTCTTGGAATAAATGCAACGGTGCATCGGCAGTTTATAGTAAATCCGGGAGGAGCATTGATGTCACCGGGTTGCATTGCCGCAACTGGCTCACCATCTTTGCCACTCTCATCGAAAGTCTCATCAAATCTTACAATTCTACCATCTAACTCTACATGGTCGAATTGATCTCTTGGAATACGGCGTGTCCTATTGTCTCTTGCGCTGATCCATTGCTTGTCAACATAAAAGTCATGCGCATCAGCACCCATCATAGATGCCATGTTGCTTGACCGCATCACTTCCGTTCTTACAATGCGCCTTGCACGAAAAGCAGCATAAGCAATTTGCTCATCACTCTTTATAATTCGTACAATCTCATCAACACTCAATCCTTCCTCAATTCCTTTTTGTACTATTGACAATAACTTGCGTTTTGTTGTGCTTGTGATGTCGCTAACCAAAACAAATCCTTGAGCCATCAAGAACTCCATCATCTGATCAGTCCATTCACGATTGAATCCAAAAGTCATCGCTTTGCGATTGGCTTCTATCTTCAATGCACGATATACACTATTGCCAAAAAGTACCGCTGCTTCCTTATATAACGATTCAAAGACCTTTATCAATTCCTTGCTCCACAAATCAAGACCAAGTGAAGATTGCGCCGCACCTAGTCCATCTCTTTTTATCCTATTACCAAAGTTATTAAATTGTTTGGTAATGCTATTTTTTATCTGTTCATAGTACTTACTATCGAGTTGCCTACGCAACCTCTCCACATTCCGATAGTATTCCCCTCTTTGCTTGGCGTTCATCTAGTAGCCTTTGTTTATATGCTATCCTCAATGATGTCATCATCCTCCTCTCTACTGCGCAGTTGCGCTCGCTCTTCAGCTTGGGATACTTCTTCATCACGCTCTGCATTATCTCCTCGTCTGTTGTTTGCGATGTTATCCATGTCATCTCCCATGTCATCTTCCATATCGTTTTCTGATGGCGGTATTGTCAAGTCCATTACGGCTTGCTCAATTGGTATCAAGCCTTGGTTGATGTATGCGTACTCAAATGCACCCTCACGCTCTTGATAGTTCATCGCTACTCTCTTCTCATCAAATGTCAACCAGTTCGCATCACGAAGTGACCGAACCATACGCTCCATGTCTTGTTGCATCTCTGGTAACGCCGTAATATCAAAGTCAATAAATACATCCTCGCCATATCTAGGCACAAGAAATTTATTAAGCTCGTCACGAAGTTGGCAGCACATGGGTATGATCGTATTTGTGATCAAGTCACGCATTGCGTTTTGGTAGTTGTTGTAGCTAGATGTATCAACATCGAAAAGCACGGCTGGAAGGCCAAACACCCTACACCATTGGTGCATTGAGAGTCTTAGCGTATTCACTAGCTCCATGTCAACACTAGAAAGTCCAAAATTCATATAGTCCCAAGGTGTTTGTAGCACTGCAACTCTTCCCTTGTTGTCCACACCATTTATGTACTCGTTCACCGCTCTTTTGATGCTCTCTGCTTGCTCAATTGTGAAATTAGGCACGATATTACCCAATGGGCGAGGAGTTATTGCTCCTTTTGCGCCTCCATTGCCCGTCATCGTTGCAGAGGCATCGGCGGCGTTGTTACTCATGCGTAAAGTCTTGTAGGCCGCACGAAGAGGCGACAATCCACGCAAATGCGTTCTCAAAGTCACATCAAAGTCGGGATTCCAACTCTTCCACATCATTACTTGCTCTTTAGGCAAGTCTACTCCACCCCCAATCTGTAATTTGTAACCCAAGATATTGTAAACATCGTTTGGGTCTGGGTATATCTCAAGGTATTGGGTAGGGAGTATATTAAGCTCCGAGAATCTACCGCCAAGTTTACCGTCATTACCATAAACATTGCCTTCTCCTGAAAGGTATCTGTAACCAAATAAATTTTCAAAAAACTGATCTTGCGCTTGATAGCTATTTGGGCGCTCTAGCAAATTTGCAAGAGGGCTGCCCATGATAATATTTTCACTATATGCATTTTTACGCTCCATGATCGCTCTCTCATAAGCGCCATTATTGGCTATGCCTTTTGAAAGTTGCTTGTAACGCAAAAGTGATGTTCTCGCTTTTTCACCGGGGTTTAGTTTATAAACATACCAAGGTATGGATGCACTCTTTCTCGCAAGAAAACTCACGATAGAATAAACATCCGCATTGCCCAAGTATCCCTCATTGACATAAGAAAGCCCCGTATAATTTTGTATCGCCGTAGTGTTCATGCCAACCATGTTCACCACATTCGTTGGATAAGGATTGATGCCTTTTTTCTTAAAGATGTCGAGTAATCCCATTTTTTTTATATTGCACCCCAAGTCACACTTGGGATTGTTAATTTACTAAATATTGCATATCTCATCGCATCGCAAGCGTGGTCACTGAACTTTACCGGTTGATCTAGCTTGTTACCATTGCGATCCGTTTTCCAACGATAGTTTTTTACTTCTTTCAATAAATTTACGGAATCTTGATGAATGAATAACGGCGTAGCCTTGACGGTACGGATGCCTTCCGTTACATCTTTATTTGCTGGCTTTGCGTTTAGTCCTTGTCTTACCAATTCTTCAATCGTTTTAGGCTCTGCGGCATCACAATACAACTCATCGTATTTGTCAATGCCCAAAGATAATATTTTTTCCACCAAATCATTGGTGGTGAGTTTTGTGTCATAGATCAACTCCTTAACATACACCGCATTTTCATGGAATACGCACTTAATAAGAGAGCTTGGTACATTGAACCCAAAGTCCAAACCATATACCGTCTCACCTTCGGGCATTGTATCCGTAGTTTTCCAATGCGAGTATATCAAGTCTTGGCTAAGTCCCCTCTGACCCAAACCATAAATTTGCCAGTAGTTGGGATCGGCATCTTTGAGTCGCTCCAACTCTTCCACTAATTCCTTAGCGAGAAACGGATTGTCTCTAAAAGTAGTGACATGAAAGTCGGCATCATCTCTTGGAATCACATCATCGTAAATCCATGAGGCAATGTCCGATGGATTGTAGTCTATTACTATCTTACCTTCCGTTCTCATGATCAATTGCATCCATGCTTCGTAGGATAGTTCATTGGCCTCGTTACAAAACAAGTAGCTTCTAGCCCTACCTCGTATCTTTTGAGGCTGATCGGCCGATACAAACTCAATCATATTACCATTCAAAGCATAGGTTTGCTCGGTTTTGTTGTGATTGTCCTCGGAGTATATACCAAGTCGGCTTAAAATGTCAATAAAGTCTCTTAATACCGAACCTTTGATGCTTGGGAGTGATTGTCTTACGATCGTTAAAGTCTTACCATTCTCCCTTAGTAGTTTTATGATGAACCAAATGAGAATATTGTAGGTTTTACCGCTACGAGACCCACCTTGCATCACCGTTATCCGCTTTTTTGAGTCTTGCAATATTTCAAAGACCACATTAGTTTGAAGTTTAGCGTTCATATAGTATAAAGTTTGTATAGACAAGGTTTTAGGGGGTATCAAAAATTTGGAGTTACCCACCCGCCTACGAAAAGTAATTTCTTTAAGTACCCCCCATTAAGTACGGCCCTTTTCCGCATGACATCTTGTCGAACGCATTAGAACTATTTAACATATGACAAATAACTAGTATTATGTTAAATAGAAAAGCATGACACAAAGTCAATTTGTCGCCGCCTCTAGCACTTCCACATTTGGCTTGATCACCTCCACTTGGACTTGGTTCAGATTGCCTTCGATCTTGTTCTCGATCTTCTGGGTAGGCATACCAACAAAGTAGTTGAAGTATATCTGTAAAGCCTTCTCATTGCCATCGCCTAGCTTCTTCTCCAGTACTCTAAAAGCTAGATCAGACATAGGCCAGAGCTTCTCCATGAGTTGCTCTTCGGTCATCTTGCGTGGTCTACCAGAGTTGGGTCTCGGCCCGCCTTTCTTTTTCTTTTCGGCCCTTTGCTCGATCAGTGTATTTAATTGACTTTCAGTAATTGGCATCGGTATCGAATTGGTTTAATAAATGATTTTGTTTTACTCCGCACCTTTTTCTTTCTGCTCCACTTGCACTGGTTCAAGGTTGTGCGTATGTCCTTTGTCATCAGTGATTTGTCGCTCGTATAAACGCAACGTAGCCCATCCGTCAGGTGCTTTCAAACCATCGAGATAGGCTACAAAATCGGCAACAAAGAAATTAAAATAAAGACTCCCGTCTTTGCCTTTCTTAATATAGAATCCTTTCCTTTTCAATAATACAAAATAAGACTACCTATTTATACCTAATGACGACAATTCACAATATGTGAATAAAAAAATATTTGCCAATATATTTTTTGTTTAGACAAAAGTTTATATATTTGCTCTACAAACAAACCACAACTATTATGAAAAAGATCAGAATTGAAAAATTAAATTACTTCTCAAGTTTACAAAACAACCAAGATTACAACTCAAAAGTTTTGTATTACAAAAACAATAAATTATACATCGCTCATGTATTCGTTGATTTTTTCAATAGATCAATTTACGAATCAAAGCAACCAAAAGAAGGTAAAGTTTTACATGGTTTAATGTCAGAACTCAATGACTGGGCAACCAAAAGGAATTTTATATTTTAACCCAACCGGGGGCGCAAGCCCCCACTTTAAACCAACACAACATGAAACGCTCAATCTTCTCAAACCCCGATTTCATCAATTTGCTCATCGTTTTAAGCATCGCAGCCATCCTAATTGGTATGCTCCAAGACCCACAATCGCTTTAAACGCATTTTAAGGCACATTCCTTGCCCTAAAATCCAAAAGTAATATCAACCCATTACTTCCTCCACGATACGGCAATTAAAGCGCTCTATAAGCATTTTACACAACTCTTGGTGGTTCACCTCAAAGGGTATGTATAAATTGACCCTTTTATCCATGTGGTATTTCTCCTTGATATAGGCCTTGATCCGCTCAATCCTACCAAGTACAATAGCATCTTCGATATAGATCAAGTTATTGATCAGCTCTACCGAGTACAATATCGTGGTATGGTGAACCTTTACAACCTCTTGTATCTCCTTGAGTGTCGCCCCATAGTAAGTCTTGGCAAAGTAGTAAAACAACTGGCGAGTAAAGACCAGCTCCTTGTACCTATTCTTACCAAGTACTCTATCCTTCTCTTGTTTGTTAACTACGCAAATAGCATCTAGCAAATCATTCAAATTCATAATATGACATTTTTGACATTTTCCCATTTTCCCCCTTTTCCTATATACCACACTATACAACAAAAACTACTTTTTCAAGAGGGTATTCGTTTTTTTTTAAAAAAATCGATTACATCGACTACAAGACTGATAATCAAATATATATCGAGTACAAATCGATTACAAATGGTGTACATTTTAACAAAATGGACTACATTGTTTAGACAAAAACTTCTCTACACTAAAATAAATCATTAGACTCTTTTGGTTCAAAATAAATTTTATAACATTTTTTATTAGAATTTCCCCGATCTCGGAATGTTTCGTAATCGATTTTTAATAGCCCACATGACTCTTCAACCCCCTTGGTAAACCTCTTGAGCGAGTAATCTTTCTTATCAAAACCGCCAAAACTTAAAAAATCATTGTACAATCTTTCCAGTGTTATGGTTAGTCCACTCTCCTCTTTTAACCCCATAAAATACTCCAAAAACTCCTCACCGAATTGCACCTTGATTTGCTTTCTTATGATCTTATCGCTAGGTGGCACATCCGTTACGCCGTTCTCTAAGTAATCCATGACCGAGTGAAACATTAAATTATAAAACCTATTCCACTCATCTTTGTCCCAATCTTCAAATAATTTATGCCCAAACTCATCCTCCGGTGTGCGTTGTGGCGAGAAGTATCCGCTAAATTCAAACACTTTTTGCCTTCTTTTGGCGTGATTCCCGGCATTTGGTATGGTGTAATTGGTAGTGAATATAACCTTTGGTGAGTCTTTATAATGTATCCGCAACTCATCCTTGTTCTTTTTCTCTACGGTTATACCCTCTGTGATGATGCTATAAAACCCCTCAAAGTCCACATTACGCCTCGTATCTTCTATTGCCAATAGCCTAGTATCCAAGTCAACTCTCTGAAACGCAAAGTTCTTATCTACCTTAAAGTTCTTACCATCCACCACCACAAGGTTGTTGATATACCCCAATGCCTTGTTAAATATACCTTTTCCAGTGCCTCCTCCTTTTTGCTCGTTCTCGGTCTCTTCGCATAGGATTACTGCAAATGGTCTGGCTGGGTCTTTGTACTTATGTAGTAGGTAGCCAATTAAACTTATGGCATACATGATTCGATCCGGGTCAAAGTCGCATATCCTTTCTATAAACTTATAATACTCTACGTTCTCGTAAGCAAAGTCATTCTCTATATATATATGGTGATCGATAACTTGTGACTTCCAAATAACAGAGGATATGCTACCATATTCAAGTAACTCAACAGAATCCTTGGTAATCTTCACTACCCCATTCTTAAATGGTATGTATGCCTCATCTCTTGTGTCTGATAGAAACTGCAAATTAGCTCTCTCAAAAAACTCAAAGAAGTTATCGGAGAAGTATTGGTTCGCTCCTTTATAGATTGTCTCCATCAGCGTCTGTGGATCAAGGCCAGCATCAAAACTGGAAGGCAACCTATTGATATAATTCTTTATAAACTTCTTGATTTGCTCTGTCGAACTCTCCTCTACCATGCCATCCAGTACTCGCACAAGCCTATAAATAATCGAGTTCGGTTCGTAGAAATACAACTTAAACCCTCCCTTGTCATTTAAAAACCTTTCTAGCTTATCGAGCTTAATTACGGCCTCTACTCTACCTCTTTTCTCTACCGAGTCCCAAAACTCACGGATATTATCACCCCACTCAAGCTCTAGCTTATCAATGATCTCTGTTGCCTCATCCACGCTTTTATCATACTTCTTTACAAGCATGGTAATTTGTTCACTCTTTGGTACACCATTGCGCCTTTTCTCAAATACATCACGCTCTAACTTATCTCCAAAATACGATTTCCTTTCACCATACCCAGCCTCTAAAAGCGCAACCGCACTTTTTTTGTAGTTTCCTCCATGCTCCAAGATGGTAAAGACGGCGCTAGGCGAATAGCCTTTTTGTACTTGAAATGGCGTATTCGTTGAGAATACGGA